CGATTGCTTCTTTATAATCGTTGATGGTCGCTTCTCTGATAACTCCGTTATCCCATACCCATTCTTTACCTTCCATGATACCTTCTACGAAAGCATCTGGTGCAGATGGATCGGCAACAATGTCAGCTGCAGTTGCAAGATAGAAATCATTCTGTACTTCTGCTGCTCCATTCTTGTTTTTAAGCGATCCCATACCACGAGACGAAACACCCAAGCTAGCTCCTTCATCCATCAAGTTTTTCACGATCTGACCCATAGGAGTCTCTGTCATGATCTTGGCCTTACCGATAAAGTTATCACCGTCTCTAGTAAGTTCTTTGATCATATGGCTGACACGATCAAGGTTGATCGTTGGACTAGTTGGATGTCCGAGCTCACCATATGCTCTGTTCTTTTGTACGTTCTCTGTAACGTACCTGTTTACTTCTTTATCAAGAACCTCTGCTGGATATACTCGTCCATTACGGTTCTTAATGTTTGCTTGCATAAAAGGACCACGGATAAAGTAATCTTTCTTTCCGTCCTCTCTTGCTTCTGCAATATATTCTACAGATTCGTTAATCTCTGTAATTAGCTTCATGGTCATTCTCCAGATACCTTATGCAGCTGAACAACGATATAACCATTTCCTCCACTAAGTGCTACATTACAGTTTGCTGTAAGCTGCGCGTCCGTTTCTAAGCGCAATCCTTGATAATCTTGGCCGCCAGATCCAGTAAGGACAGCAACGGTGTCGCTACCACGTGTTACTGTCCAACGATTGGTACCATCTACTGCCCATACGATTTGTGAGATGGACATTGAGTTGATAGTTTCGCCAGCAGTCGCAGCAGTTACAAGGTTAAGCGTGTCAGCACCAGTAGCTCTAAGAACTACATAACCACCTGGCTTTTTTTGATTTGTTGTTATTGGCATTGTAAATCCTTATGCGTTCTGCATAGCGAAATCTACCATTGTCATAAATGACGATTCGCCTTTTTCTAAACTATCTCTGAACTTCTTAGCATTAGCTGGCTTCAGAGCATCATGTACGGAAAGCAGTTGACTAGCCGTAAACAAATCAACCTTCAAAGTCTTATTGTTCTTAAACTTTACAGGCATTGCTTGCTTACGGCTTTTAATCTTTTTTAGAGTATCGACGACCCCTTCGTCAAGAGTTGTTCGAAAACTCTTAAAGTTAATACTCTCTTTAATCTTAGAAGAACCTTGCATTACTGGTGTCTTTTCTCCACCTCTGCTATACTGCTTAGGCTCTTTGTACTCAGAACCACCAGGTTGCGTCTCAGATGTGCCTTGCTTAATAGGCTGACTCTCTCCACCAGCATGCTTCTTGCCACCTACATGCTCATCTGGGTTACCGGTAATGTCACCAGAGAACTGATGATCGAAGGCAACTGGATGTTTCGTACTAGTGACATTGTGCATGTTGGCAAAGTCTTCTTCGCCTTTAGATCGAGGCTTGTACTTCTTTACCTCATCGTCTTCTTCCTTGTTTGGCTGATAATCCTGAGCTGGACTATCCTCAAACAGGTCTTTAAACTTCTTCATCAGAAGTCTCCTCTGGTTGTTCTAATTCGTCGTCGAGCTGGGCTTCAGGCTCGTCTGCAAAAATAGACTGCCCTACTGCATACTTCTCGTTATCGATTCTACCTTTAAGGCGATCCATTAAAAGATCACTCACTGTAGAACTAAATTGATCATATTGTTTAGCCGCAAGCTGATCAATTGCGTCCTTTACTTCTGGCATAATATACTCCTTAACTGTTACTATTTATAACTATTGAAGATTTAATTATCTTCAAGCTGTTCTATACGAGATTTAAGATTTTGTATTTCTTTTACTAATAATGGAACGATTACATTGTAGTTTATACGCCAAATGTCTTCTGGATTAGAACCTTGAACTACAGCATCTGGGTAGACGTCTACAAGTTCCTGAGCTACAAAACCAAACTGTTGGTGTTTGTTAGATTCAATCCAGTCGAATTGCCTAACTACAATTTGATCAACTATGCTACCGGAGTCCCTGGCATTCTCGATGTTCTTTTTTAATCTTTGATCAGAAGTAGAGTTAAAATCGGCAGCTGATATAGTACCAGTTGCTACGACGTTAGCTGAAACAGTAAGGTTATTACCTATAGTTACATTTACTGGTTGAGAGATATTAATTATGTTGTTGGAAACAGTTGTAACTATTTCATTAGCCGTTCCTTGAAATGTTAATGTATCTGTTACTAAAGAAACTGAATCGTTTGTTCCAGAGTCAGCACCTATGGTAAGATTAGCGTTTGCTACTGCAAGTTTAGTTCCAATAAGGTTTGTAATTGTTGTACTAAAGTTTGCGTCATCTCCAAGAGCTGCGGCAAGCTCATTTAACGTGTCCAAAGCTGTAGGTGCAGAATCAACTAATGAGGTAACTTCACCTCTAACATAAGCAGTTGTTGCTATTTGAGTGGTATTTGTACCTCCTGCTGCAGTAGGAGCCGTTGGAGTTCCAGTAAATGATGGTGAAGCAAGAGGAGCGTAAATGGATGCAGCATTGGCTACCTGTAGTCTATCGTTAATGCTATTCTGAAGAGTAGTCTGTATAGAAGTCACGTTTGCAACTTGCATTCGATCTTCAATTAAAACTTTAATTGAGTTATTAGAAGTCACTGCATCAGATTTGGTAACATAGGATGTTAAACTTGATTCTTTTGCTAGTGAAAAACCTCCAGAAGTTGATCCATCATGTACGACAACAGTATCCTTATCAGTATCTACAGTAATCTCACCAACCGCTCCAGTAAAGCTGCTGTGTTGAGCTGTAGTACCTCTTCTAACTTGAACCTGTGTTGCCATTATGCTATGCTCCCGTAATCAGTAGTATTTGCTCCTACTGCTCCAGTAATTAAACCGTAATCGATAGTGGTAGATTGAGAGATTACTCCACTAGTAATGTCTATACCGTTACCTGCGCTAAACGAGGATCTAGCTCTAGCTGTGGTAAAGTATTGGTTAGTGGATCCTTCGCTTAAATTATCCGTATCAAACGGTTGAAGTGTTATATTAGTAGTTTGACTACCACCATCAGAGGTATTTATAGTAAGTAATGAGTTGGCGGTATTGTATGATACAGAATCTACACCAGCTACGGCCGTATTTGATATGCTCGTAATTCTTCCGTCAGCTGCGACTGTTACAACTGGTACTTGAGACGAAGAACCAAATGTGCCAGTTGCAGTACCAGTTGATGAAATATCTACAGAAAGACTTAAAGCGTTGGAACTAAAATTTGCGCTACCAGACACGTCACCAGATAATGTAACATTAGCGTTAGCAGCAAGTCTATTGTTTACATTAGTTGTGATAGTAGAGATAAAGTTGGAATCATCACCAATAGCCGCTGCTAATTCATTTAGTGTATTAAGAGCATCTGGTGCTCCATCAAGGACATTGTTTATCTCAGATGTAATTAACGAGCTAACATTGGCTACCTGCATTCTGTCGTTAATTAAAGAAAGTAGGGTATTGTTAGATGCAACTGCGTCTAATTTACTTACAAATGTAGTGGTATCTGCTTTGTCTCCAAACTCTAAACCAGTACCGGTTGAATTCACTTGTAATACTTGGCCAGTAGAACCTAAAGTAGTTAGACCCGTTCCACCATATTGATAGTTTAAAAATTCACCGCTTTGAAACTCAGACAAACCAATAGCGTTATTAGAGTTATCATAAACTGTACGAATTGGTATTTTAGCAGCCATTTTAGTTCCTAAAATAAAAATTGAGCAGCTTTTGCTGTTCTTACTAGACTGGTCCCATTATTTAGCGTGAAACTGGTAAACACTCTTGCTGAAGTGTCTGCACGCATAATAAACGTATTGGCTGGAGTAGACAACCCTGATGTTTGAGTATATAATGGCACGGCTTGTTCAACAACACCCTCCTCACTTACGGTTGCTAAAACTTTCTGGTTACCTGCTATGGCAACTTTAGAATTGGTGGGTAGAACAGCTCCTGCTGCAGATATTGAAATAGTTCCAGTACCATCAGAGGAAATTGTAGACCCACCTAGGTTAATTGTGTTCCCTGAAAGAAACAGTTCTCTCCATCTTTTTTCACTAGTACCCAAATCAAGATTGTTATTAGATGTAGGTACAATATTAGTAGTTACAGCCGTAAGATCAATTGAGCCTCCACCTGATTCTAATGATGTAAGTCTTGTGTTTGTGTTTGAAACATAGGACTGAAATGCTGTGTTAGTAACAAAGTTTGATTGTAGGTAGGTGTTTGCAACATCCCCAGAACCACCGCTTCCACCAGCTACAGTTGCGCCAACAAACTTTCCTGATGAAGAATCAAATTTAAGATATCTTCCATTTATTTTAGCAGTGTCCCTATCTACATCATCTAAAAACTCTAACCTTACTTCACCACCTCCAGATGAACTTCCACCAAAAGAAGCTCTGGAAATAGTTTTTCTAATGCTGTCTTCGAATTTCTTTTGCTCGTCGGTTACCTTTTTGAGATATGGCTCTATATCAGGAGTGTCGCCATCTTTTCCATCTTCTCCTTTAGGACCTCGTGGTCCCTCAGGGCCCACATCACCTTTTTCACCTTTATGCCCAGGTAGACCCTGAACTCCCGTTTCACCTCTAGGACCCACATCGCCTTTTTCACCCTTAGGTCCCTGTAAACCAATATCACCTTTTTCTCCATTCTCTCCTTTAGGACCTACTGGACCCATCGGTCCAACTGGACCTGGTTCGCCTTGAGCTCCCTTTTCACCTTTAGGGCCCTGTGCTCCAGTTAGTCCTTGTTCGCCAGTTTCTCCTTTATCGCCTTTATCCCCCTTAACGCCTGCTACACCTTGCTCGCCTTGAGGACCTTGTTCGCCCCAAACACCTTGCTCGCCTTGAGGACCTGTTTCGCCTTGAGGACCTTGCTCACCAATTGGACCGCGCTCACCAATTGGACCGCGCTCGCCCGGTATACCTTGAATGCCTTGTATACCAGCATCACCTTTTTCTCCACGTGGGCCTATCTCACCGGGTGCACCAGGTGGGCCCATAATTACAGTTTCTTCTATCTGGAAATGAAGTTCTTTTAAAAGTTCTTCTGTGAGATCTCTTTTGAGTTTGGTGTTTTGCTTTTGCAGTACACCCAGAAGAGCCGCTAGAAGTTTGGCCTGTTCAACATCATTCATCATCTTCCTCGATGTTTTCTGCAGCCATTGAATCCATAAATCTTGTCATGCTTTCAACAAGTTTCTTTTCCTCATCGCTCATTTTAGCTTCCGGAACAAACTCTTCTTGCCGATCTTGCTGAGGAGGCTGATCTGGTTGTCCTGCTTTGTAATCTACTGGACCACCTAGTCCACCTTCATCATCCATTTCTTGACGTTCAGCATCAATCTCTTGATCGACTTGCCTAATGTCATCTTCACTCATTCTAAGAATGTTTTCACGGACCCACTTCATAGAGTAGTATTTGCCTACTAATGGATCAATCTCACCAGCAAGTCTAAGACGCTCAGTCATAATCTCCGTATTTTTAAGTTCAGAGAAGTAGTTGTCTTCTTTAAAGTTATAGTGGATTGTGTTTCTCATTTGTTCCCAATCTGCTCGGGAAAGCACACCTTTCAACACTAGTTGTATCTCTAAGAGACCATCAAACAAATGAGTAAATCTGTTTCTAAGACGCTGTACAAACTTATTAAACTTAATTTCGTCTCTTGTAATCTCAGAAGCTCGACCAAGGTTGAACTGATTATCAGCTTCCATTCGAGTGACTGGTACATTAAGAGACTTATACAGTTTTCGACGGAAATAATCAACGTCTTCCATTTCACCAAGGTTTTGTCCACCTGGCAAAGTCGTTATCTCAGTGCCTCTACCGCCCTCTCTGCGCGGTAACCAGAAGTCCTCTAACATAGTCATAAACTTACGATCGTCGCGTACTTCGCCTGTAGCAGCGTCATACACCAGCTTATTCTTATGTTTGACCATCATGTCTCGAAGATACTGTTCTGCCTTCATCTTTGGCAGGTTGCCAACGTCAATATAGAAGATTCGACGCTCTGGTGCTCTTGCAAGTCTGTAGATTACAGTTGCATCTTCGAGCATTCTTAACTGGTTGAGAGGCTTAACTGCCTTGTGTAAATGACCAAGGATCATGTTATTGCGAGAGTCCATTAAGCCACTGTGAATATGGCTAATACTGTCTACTGCGATTTTGATACCTTGAGTAGCTGAAGAAGTAATACCTTTTGGATTATACAAGTAGTATTCTTTCTGCTCTTTGTTGTAAATGGTAGCGCCAGTGCGTGGATCCTTGGACTTTACCTTTTCTCGTACTTTACGAATTTTACGTGGGTCTATGTACCTGAGTTCTCGGATACCTTCTCGTGGATCCTTGTCGTTAATAATGATGTGATGGTAAATTCGACCATCAACATACCAACGTCTAAAGATATCGTATCCTTTGTTGCTAAAGTCTAGCATCTCAAGAATAGTTTCAAACTCTTCACGAATCTTGTTCTTGATAGAGTTAGGCTGCTTTAGATGATCCAATACTATTTCAATTGGATTTTGATCATCCATTACAATTGCTTCGTTCACAACGTCTTCTACAGCTGAATCACACTCTGGCTGCATTGACATTTCACGATAGCGAGTAACTAGTTCCGCTTCTGACTTGGCAGTTCCATCTAGGTCTACAAAAGTACCATAGGAACCACCAGGAGCTATCTCAATAGCACCATCGTCTTGCTGGGGAGGTACAAAGGTTTTCAGATCTTCTTTTTCTTCTTGATCTGCCCTTGTTATATTGAATCCGAAAAGTTGCACTATGTTGTCCTCAGAGAATAAAAAAGGAGGTCGAAATATTTATCGACCTCGTCAAAAACAGTGTCGAGTCAAATCGCAAAGATTTTAGAAGCACCGTCAGAGAATTTCACAGTAATGTTGCCACCGTTAGGAAGGATAGGAAGTCCGGTGGCTGTATCAATGTAAACTACTAATCTTGAATCTGCTTGTCGATTACCATCATTTTCAGCATCACCTGTGTTGTGATACAAAATTAATGCTTCACAGTTAGCTCCAGTTACAAAAGGAAATTCTACATCTGCAGCATCAAAAACACCGTCAGTAATTGATTTGCTAGCTAGGTTAGCTGTAGCAACTACTGCGGTGTTTGGAACACTTGATCTAAACTCATGTGAAGCACTAAAGGTGTAGACGTCCGTGTCTACTAATGCGATTGTGACTACATTAGATGACAGATTTAATTCACCGCCGAGCAAAGCCTGCTTGGCTTTTGTATAAAGCTGATTAGCCATCTAACTAATCCTTTTAGTTTACAGCAGCTTCCTGGTGCTCCCACCAGTCGTATGCAAATGTAATTGTAAATTCCTCAATCGCTTCAGCTTCCCAAGCAAGATCAATTGGTGATACTGAAACTGGATACAAGCCATCAAACTTGTATGTTTGAATCACACCACCTTCTTTGCTGTATTGCTTAACTTGTGCTTGAGCCTTGTACTGTTGAGGATTAGTGCCATATTGATTAAGGTTCTCAGAATGGTTATTAATCCTGTGACTCCAGTTTTCCATTGCGTTGCGGATCTTAAAGTCTTCGTCGTTCATTACCGTTACAGTCCAATCATCAAACGTGCGGTTACCAGCAAGTTTGACCTGACGACCAAAGTAAGGAACAATTACAGTACCCAGTGATGAAGCAGGCATTTGACCTGCACGTACCATGAAGGGAGACTTAGAGATCAAATCGCCACCATTAAGGACACCGCCCTGTGGTTGAAACAATTGGATCTCAAACAGAGAGGGACGTGCCCCTCCCTGTGCAAGCTCACCCCTAAAGGTGTTTACGTTAAAAGCCATTGTTATTCTCCTCTACCTTGTATTATCCGAACTGACCTACGACTTCTTCGAACTCGACACCAGTTCTAACAGCAACAAAGTTGAGCTGAATAAAGTTGATCGAGCGGGCTGGTTTGACGTAAATGTCTCCGACAAACTCATTTCGATCAATAATTTCTGGAGTGTTGTTTGTTTCGTCACAAACTACTCGGAAATCAGTGATACCTCGTCGACCCTGTACATCTCTCAGGAAGGGCTCAACCAAATTGACAAACTGTGCTCTTGTAAATTCATCGTTGAATTCGAACAGGCTTTGTCTAGCTGCGATTGCAATTGCTTTTTCAAGGACAATAAACAATCGACGTACATTGATTCGATCAAATGCACTTGGGTATCCAAGCAACGTCTTATCACCAAACAGGATTGTACCTTCGCCTGGGAATGTCGTTACTGGGTTAATACCATTCTTGTACAGTTGATCACGCTCGGTCTTATTAGGGTTAAATGCAAGACTTACTACGTTCTTGATTCGACCACGACTTAAACCAGCTGGCGAATACCATGGATCTCGAACTTCATCTGTACGAGCCATTGTACCAGCAGTATCACCGTTTAATGGTACCCAACGATACTGATCGTTGTACTTATCGTACTGATACTTGTATCCACTATCCAGCACAGCATAAGATGTCGATGGAAGAGTGTTTCTAAACGAAATAATATCGTCGATCTCTGCAGATGCATAAGACGTGTTGTTAACTACATCAGCCTGTTCAGGTGAGATGCACACAACACAGTCTTTCCTGTATTCAGCAATGTTGTTGATCAAATGTACTGCTGTAGCAGACGTAGATGATCCAGCAAGAAGCAATGAAATGTCAACTTCTTCAGATGACTTAAACAAGTCGTAAGCAGTTTGATACTGGCCTGGTGTACCAGCCGAACCATCAGCACCTGAAGCTAGCGATCTAGTAATAGGAGTGTTGCCACCACCGAATGCTGTACCAGCTGCAGCAGAACCTGCGCTAGTTACACCTGATGGATGACCTGCCCACCACAAATACTGAGACTGTCTATTCAATACCTCTTTATAGTAGTTGGTTGATCCGTCTTCATTTTTGGCATCAGAGGCTTTAGATACAGCATCAAATACTTCAATTACTTGATTTTTGACATTAGTCCACTCACCGTCTTCGTCGACAACTACAATGTGCATCTGGTCATTTCTACCACCACGTGTTGTTGTCCATGGCGAGGTGCCTGGTGCAGCAGTTACAAAATTGTAGTACTCCCATCGGCGATTGAGTGCAGTTGAGTTGTTTACAGTGTTACCTGTGTAAGACGTAGTCAATACAGCAGAAAGACCATCAGCTGCTACAGTAGACACTTTGTAAATGTCTTTGTCAGGACCTAACTGCAACAAGTCACCTGATGTGATTGTTAACGCTTGGTTAGCTGAGAATACAACACCGTTGTTGCCGTTAACTACCGTGTAGTTACCAGATAGTGTAGATTCAAAAGCTGTGTTGCTTGGGCAGATTGAATACTTGAGCGAATTACCAAGTGCACCTGGGTACTTAGCAACTACGTCGCCTCCTCCAGAAATACCTGAAGAGTAATTAGCATTGTAATCTTCTTCGCTCTTAACAAGAATGGTAGCAGAGTTTGCGTTAGCATTCACCAAGCCAGTGTTGTTAATTCTAACGGTATGTAACGTATCTGAGTATGCTAAAAAGTTAGCAGCCGTGAAAAAGTCTTTAAAGTAAGTTCCGTTTGGCTTCTGGAACTGACCTACAAGCTGAGCTTCGGTGCTAATAAGAACACGTTGCTCAACTGGACCCCAACGGAACTGACCGGCAAAGCCGCCAGCTGTCGTTTGCACTGCAGGAACAATTGCGGTGAGATCGATCTCACTAGTATTGACTCCTGGAGAAATCTGGAAGGCCATTTTTGTCTCCTCGTGGTTTTTGTTTCTCGTATATTTATAATTTTCAGAAGTCTACGACGTCCTCTACATCATATTTGTAACCCAATGGACCAACCGTATCATCTGCATGGTAAACATCGTGACCGTCATTAACTATACCAAATGGTAGAACATCATCTTCAATCATTTTTTGATTTTCTTGATATAGTCGACTGCGGACATCGTTATCGGTAAGTTCGATAAAGAAGTCTTGTCTTACTAACCACGAAAACAAAACGGCACACATTACTAGGTCATCGTGGTGACCTTCTTCAGCTTCATAGCTGTTTCTCTTATTTATGAAAACTGAAAGCTCCTGTAGTAAGTCGTAGTCGTTTAGTATTATCTTATTATTTTCTACTACGTCTTTTAGGTGAGAGCAACCGACTCTTTTAACAGTCTTGGTTGTTTTGACACCAAGTTGGATACGATGAGCAAAACCGCCACCTACTTGTTGCCCACCTCTACCTCTTACGCTAGTAGATAGTATATTTTCATATTCAAGATCCTGTTGAATAATGCTTGCAACAGTTTCGCCAAGATCATTTAGTTCAACTAACACAAACGCATTGTTATACATTGTAGCAGCATTTACAATAACGTCTGGATAGAACATTGGTGAGATCTCTTTCGATCTGTACTTGCCTACTACCTTGTATGGCATCTCAGTAACATCAAACACTAAGAAAGCACTGTAGTCTAATCCCAAACCTCTAGCTGAGTCAACTGTTATTACGTATAATCTATCTGGTTTTGGTTTCTCGTAAATATCAAATCCATTACGAGTTTTTATTGGATGGATGAAAGGTATTTGTGCTAGCTTTCGACCATCGATAAGTGTTGCTGTACTACCCAGAAACTCACATTCAAATTCTTGTCTGAACTGCTCCTCGCTAGTATTCTTGATTGTTTCCTTTTTCCATTTTTCATCTCTTCCGGGAACATCGGACCAATGCACACCATGTCTTACATAGTCGTTGTTGCCCTCCTCACTGTCTACCCAAATTTTATAGAACATATTCATTCCATTTGGAGTAGATGTAATTAGTACTTTAGTAGTCGTACCGGATGAAATGGTTGGGAATACAGAAGCGAAGAACTCTTCTTGTAGATTGTTTGGTACAAACGCAAACTCATCAAGATAGATTAGGTTCTGAGATGTTCCTCGAATAGCAGACGATGATGTAGCAGAAGCAAGTATTTCTGAACCATTTTCTAGTTCAATGTTACCTTTGTTCCATTCTTTGACACCTTGCTGTAACCATTTAGGAAGGTGCTCGTATGCGTTTTGAATTCTACCTAGAATCTCTCTTGCTTGAGCAAGTTTGTTTGCAAGGATAGCAACACTATACTGTTCGTTAAACAAGACCTGCCACAGAATGTATGCAGCTACTGTAGTTGTCTTACCAACCTGTCGAGGAAGTTTGCAAATTACGAATCTGTTATCGCCAAACTTCTGTACCATTTCTTCTTGAAAGGGCCAAAGGTCAAAGTTAACAAGACCATAATCAACGTGAACAATCTTTACATAAGTTCTAATGAAATATATGGGATCACGAGCACATTTAATGTACTCCTGCACTTGCTCCTGTGTATACTCAACAGGAACACCTACCTTTTTGAGGTTTTTGTTACCAAGATAGTTTTCTATAGCCATATGCTGTTGACTTTTTTTGGAACACTAGGATAATAGCCGGTGTAGCCGGATTAAGATATATCTTTTAGATTATCCTTTAACATATTCTGTAGTTCGGTCGTAGACCCAACAAAGAGCGCGTTGGTTACGTTATTGGGACCTGACTGTATGTTTTCTTCTTGCTTTAGTTTCTTGACCTTCGCCTGTACTTCAAGCAAGTCTTTGTTTGCATCAGTAAGGGTCTTCATTAGAGATGCTACTACTTCGAAAGCCCTGGGATGTTCACTTGACTTAGCAATCTCTACTAACTCGTGGAGAGCGTGAGAACCATTTTCAATTATGTCGTATAGATTCTCTCTAGCGTACCTGTAATCTGTGTCGATATCACCAGAGTGGTCTATATCTGCACGGTTGGTTAGTTGGTTTCTAGTTTCTACAGCTACAAGCTCACCTTTAGCCTCAGAGATGCTAGCTGTATCTTCAGGCATTCCAAACAGATCGTTTAGATTGCTTTCAAGTTTTGTTTTAGACACTATCAGTACCACCACCGAAGAACTGTTGATCTTCGATAAATCCATAATCGTCAGTACTACTTATCTGTTCTGGTGGCACAGTAATTGTTGAGTCGGATGTAGGTGTACCGTTAGCTGTAAGGCCAGGCGTGGCAGTCAGTATAGACGATATGGCTGTAGAGTCACCAGCTGTAGTTTCGATGTTGGTTGTTGCAATAGCTCTTTTGATAACACCCTGAGTTCTGACTGGACCAAACAAATATCCTTTCACTGTAAAGTTTAGAGTATGAATAAGAGCTCTTCTAGTCGAGAAGTCTCCTTCGTATGTGTCCTCCGTTGATATGTCGTTAAACACAACTGGAACATCCATCTTTAACTTTAACTCTGGAATAAGGTTTACACTGTTTGTCCATTCAGGTGTAAAGAAGGGAAGTATACCTTCAAGTATCTGTACACCATCATCTGCGTTCTTTACAAACACAGATAGTGCAATATTAATATCAAATGGTACAGGCGTGTACTGATACTTTAGTTTGTCTTGATCAGTATATGTGTATACGTTTTTTATAGTAGAAGGTAGTTTACGCGTTGAATTGTAGTTCATCGACGTAATTTCGAAAGACATTCTAGGCAAAACAATTGCTACGTCGCGATCAAAGTTTGGATCTTGAGCAAGTCTTACTAGAAACTTTTCTTTTGGTCCATACGCAATAGGAACCCTTAATGTTTGGATTCTAGTGCCAGCAGTATTAAATCTTTGTACATCAATGTCGTTGAACATAGTTCCAAACATAATGATGTATTTTCTGATAATACTGTGATAGTAAGTATGTCCAAACATTAGAACCTATCTACCTCACTGAACGGATTGGTCTCACTAAAGTCTAATATTGAATCAGCTTCAAACTGGAAGAACGTGTTATTAGCAGCTGGTGCAGTTGCTGTCATTTCAAATTCTTGTAGGATACTATCACCGTCTTCGCTCTTAATAATACCAGATCCATCTTCAAGAGTGAATTGGTATATTAACGTATTGAGACTAAAGTTATCCTCAATAGCATCAATAGTACTATCGCCAGTATTAATAGCTTCGCTACTGTACTCGTAAAGTTCGCAACGAAGATCATAAGACTGCATTCTACCAAGCTGAAAATGTACAGGGCGGTCATCGACATACATTACTTCGAATATCTTGTCCATCATAGGGAAATAGATCAGATCTCCCTCTCTAGGACGGTTCAGGGTGTTTAAGTAGTCATCACCTTCCTGTACCCATGCTTCAGTTGCCGCATCTCCAGTTAAAAACTGTCGACTTGGTTCATTGTTGTCACCATCTTCAAAAACAAGATTGTAACCAACCTCGGTCATAAGTTTGGGAGACGTTAGAACTTGATCAAATCTCTTTCGAGATACCGTCAGTACTATTTGATCTCGTATCTCTAAACCAAACTTACTAAGAAACTGTCCATCACCCTCAAAGCCTTCCATGGACTTTAAGTACATCTCTATATTGATAGCTTCATTAAATTGTGATAGTATATCTTCTCCAAACAGATGGTCATTCTTAACCAGCGTTCTTGGAAGATATTTTACATCGTGCCCGTATATCTTGATTGACTCAAGTATAAGGTCTTCAACGACGTCTTGCTCGCGAGCAAACCCATAATTGTTAAAATACTTATTTAACATATCAGCCGGTCATATCACTAACTGGAAGTGAGTAGCTCGATATCATTTCGTCTTCCAGTCGCCGTATTTCCTCAGTTGCTTCCTCCCAAATTTTTTGGCCATTAAATGTAAGGCCACCAGGCATTTGGAGACCCTCAAATTTCTTTAAGTTTTCTCCCCACTGCCTTTTTATAAGAGAAGTAGTATATTGCATTAACCATCTATCTGACCACACATCTGTATATGTACCAGGATCGGTTATCTTATAGCAATCTACTATAATATAGTTGCCAGTAGTAACATCATTCCAAGACATATCAATATGCAGCTTATTAGTATGTCGATTAAACCTAATTGGCTGCTTTCCAACAAAAATTTCTTCTAACTGAGCAACGTGCCTCATTGCAGTAACGTAAGGTACATAGGTTGTGGAAGAAAAGTCAAACAGATCGTTTAAGTGTATTTGATAGCGTACGTTAAACAGATTAGATGTTTGTGTAGAATCGCCAACATCAAATACACCAACAACTCCAATATAAGAGTCGTCCAGAGTTATGTACTTATTAGTTTTATCTGCTGCCGTTATTTGATGCTTTAGAAGAACTCGCTCAGTGCCATCAAAATGATAGTCTCTGTAATAAAGCAATGCTTCATCTATCCGGTCTTGTACCTGCTCTTCGTCCACATTGATGTCTACGACCGGCTTTCCTAACCTTCGCAAGCAATGTTCTTTAAGTTGGTCTCTGGAAGTTGGGATGGCCATAGATCACCTCTATTATTATGTACTATTTATAACCATACCAATTTGTTACTCGTGTGGATATAAAAAAGGCCCTGTTAAGGGCCTCTCAAAAAGTAACTTTAATTAAAATGACTGCCCCGCCGTGCCATATTTAATTGATGTGAGATTACCTACATCAGATGCAGGGGTATCTGATGCAAACGGGAATTTGCTAATTGTGTTGGTAGTGCCCCCCGGTTCGAATTGGCCACCCGATATGTATCCACTTGCTGTTGAAGATTGACCAGATCCCTGATCTGTTTTGCACAGTAACTCACCAATATCACTAGCAGAGCTGTCTGATGCAAATGGAAATTTTTCGATTCTATCATTTTGTGGAGATACCGGCGGGAGTCCACTTCCTCCGGCCGCATATCCATGAGTACTGGAATTTTGCCCAGCAATATATTTCCGGGAATATGTTAAGCTACCAATATTAGTTGCAGGAGTATCAGATGCAAATGGAAATTTATTTATATTTTGAACGTGCGGACCGGGCCCGGTGCAACCACCTGAAACATATCCGTTTTGCCTTGATGAATTACCAACAGCACCCTCACCGCCGCTAGGAAAAGTAGCTACATCACTCGAACTAGCATCAACAGCAAATGGAAATTTTGCAATTGAATCGTGTATAGGCGATGCTGGGGTATTCCTTCCTCCACCTGATATATACCCATTTTCTAACGAGGATTGACCAGATGAGTAACACCTGCTACTAGATATCTCACCCACATCAGTAGCGTTACCACCTGAAACAAAAGAGAATTTATCGATATAATCAGCATTAGAATTAGAGTTACCACCTGATGTATAACCGCTTACTGTTGACGACTGACCTGAGGCATGTGCTCGACCAATAAACAAGTCACCTACATCAGATGCAGGGGTATCTGATGCAAATGGAAACTTTTCTATTACATTAGAATATCTGGGAGGCGGCGAATCAATCGGATACGTATCACCTCCTGATACAAATCCACACAATGTACCATATCCACCTGGTGTTCGAAGATCACAAAAAATACAGCCTACAGCCTCACCGGCAAATAATATGCCAGTTGGTGTCTGGCAGAAACATCCTCCACCAAAACATACAACGTTTCCATCGATACAAATAGCCACAGAAAATTTCCTTTTTTACGTATTTATAATTTTACTTCTAATAAACTCAGTTATCTGTGAGATCTCTTGTTGGCTGAAATCCATAGTGTTTTGATTTAACCGATTTACAAACTCCCCATCACTATTGCTAAGTCGTATAGGGTTGTATACTGGACAACTTCCTTCTTTACGAATAATGTTAAAGTACTCGGGATACGTATAATTTTTATCCACCGTACCACCCATAATTACTGTACCTGGTTTCTGCATTGCATAGGCTACGTGCTGAGCACAACTATCAACTCCTACAAAGTAATCACAGTGCTTAACAAACGCAGGAAGTACTCTAAAATAAGGGTTCCAGTTATTGATAGGTATGTTCCTATCATCATTACTAAAAAACTGCTTAGCGCTTGCATATACGATTACAGCTATGTCTTGGATACCCTCACTAATCTGCATATAGTGCTGATGACTAAGACTCCTGCTAGTATCATCAAATGGCTCACCATTCATGAACTTTACTGACGAACCATATGGTTGAAACACTACAACCTTTTTGTTTGGATGCTCTGCTCGTATTTGATCAAATATCTCTTGCGTCTGTTGCTCTTCGAAGTTACTTATATACAGGTTTGGTGTTTCCAAGTCACTATGATCACTGGTTTTGTTAATAATCTCATCAAATGCCTCAATTAGATTAGTTTGTTGGTTATAAAACGAGTATAGAGTATAAGGTTCTGGTTCAACCACATTGTTATCTTTTATGTGTAAGTCAAACGTACCTTTTACATTGGCTTCGAACGATCTTTGTTGAAGCAGTGGGTGACTCCAAAATAAGTCAACCCACCCATGCACTAATACCTTGAAGTCATCGTGAGGATTGAGCCTGTGGTACTTCTCTAAAGCAGGTATAGCAGTGACGACGCGTCCAGCACCACCACTGATCACAAAGGTTGTGTTTCTCATAATATAATCTCATTATTAAATTTGTTGACCTGTAGGCTGAGTTCTCGCAACTGTAAGGTCACCCACATCGCTGGCAGGAGCGTTAGATGCAAATGGGAACTTATCAATAATGTCTGTCCGGACTGGGGACCCTCCACCAGATGTATAACCAGAAGCCGTTGACATTTGGCCTGAAGCGCCTTCTGTAGCACGAGATAATTCGCCAACATCTTGGCGAGGAGGACCCGATGCAAACGGGAATCTTTCTACGGCATCCTGACTGCCTGACCCAGAATTACCACCTGACGTATATCCATGTGTTTCCGAACTTTGGCCCGCAACGTAATATCTGGCTGGACTAATATTACCTATACACGTAGCAGGGCTATCTGATGCAAATGGAAAAAAATCGACCCTTTGTTCTGTTCCGGTGCTAAAACCTTTACTCACATACCCGCATGTGGCTGATGATTGTCCTGCAGTCAATGCGCGTGTGTTAGTTAGTTCACCTACATCAGTCGCGTTACTGTCTGAAGCAAAAGGAAACTTGTCAATATCAGTTCCAGGAGTAGGGGCCCCTGCGCAACCACCTGAGCTATATCCGTTGTTAAACGACGACTGTCCAGAGACCCCCCACCTTGCAACATTTAAATCACCAACATCAGTTGCATTAGTATCTGTTGCAAATGGAAACTTATCAATTGTGTTGAGATAAGGAGGAGTACCTCCTGAAGTATAACCAGACACAGTTGAAGATTGACCTGCTGCACCACGTCTAACTAAAGTGAGGTCACCTACATCAGTCGCGTTACTGTCTGAAGCAAAAGGAAACTTATCAATAACGTCAGTATGTGCTACGGGGCTTATTCCCCCTGAGGCATAACCAGACACCGAACCTTGCTGGAAAGGTTTAAATTCAAACCCACTCTCAGCCTTAATTACACCAGGAAAGCTAAAACCAGGAGACGTATCACACATAGTGAAACTACCAAACTCCACGCAGCTTCCACAAATAGTAATTGCCATGTTAAACCTCTTCTAGTGAGTTAGTTAGAATTTCTATCACTTCCTCATCCTCTTGCTTGGCAGCTTCCAACACTGCCTCAAGCTCTTCTTGATCCAACTCAAGAAGTTTCATGGCTAACATGGTTAATGTCACTTTTCAATACTCGCACAAGATGCAGTATAACTATCATACCACGCTTCTACTTCTGCGGTAACTTCTGCATCTGTCTTGTCACGCCAGTTTTCAGTGTCTTCCTCCTGAATGATTGAATCAGTTTCTGAACCAGTGTAAATACGTTCAGGGGTAACTGCATGCAACGCAAGTTGTCTTGTAACCAGCTGTGCTTTAGTTAATGTTTCCACCGTGTCTGGAATGTAGTATTCCGCGTTATCAACAATCCAACCAATCATAGAGTGATCAGTAGAGACAAAGTTTCCACCCTCACGAATCCAGTTAGGCGTCTGTCTCTGTCCTCTGGAGCCTACGACATGTAATTTATATTCTACGACTGCCATTTTAGTCCTCGTTTATGTTTTTTGGGAGTGCTAGTTTATTTATGTCAGAGAATTCTTTCAGCGGCTCATCTTTAAATCCTCTTAACTCCATTACTTTTTTGTCAACCTGATAAAAATCTATTAATTCGTTAGTCATATTGTCAACAAATTCATGCAATTTAGATACATCCCAACTTTCATCTTCTTCTTCGGATGCAACATAGATACGAATAGCTTTCTGCACCTTCATTGGATTGACGCCAATCTGCTCCATATATTCTTGCTCACCTTTAGTGATTGAACCACCCTGACGAACATCACGAATACACTGTACAAGCGACCTCTTTAGATGCGACTTACTTTCTTCTAGTTCAACATCATATTCACTAAAAGAGTTGACACGCTCCTTAAGCTGCTCATACATATCGTTCATTGCGAGAACATCCTTCATCGCACCTTCTATGTAACGAGCGCTTTCAACCATACCTTCTTGAAGTTCTGCTAGCTTAACTTTAAGGTCAATCTCTTTCCAATAATCCAAAGTACCATCTTGATTGCCTTTATCCAGCTGCTCTTGAATTTTCTGTATCTTAATCTCATTCTTAACATGCTTCCACTTTGCAGTGTTCAAAGCACTTTTCTTGGAAGATATCTCAGCAGATATCTGCCGCATATTTTTCATGGGAGAGTGATAACTAAAATTGATGTGCTTCCATATCCATTGAGTGTGGCTGTGGTTCCAAATTGTCTCTAACTCACCAACGTTTGCGAGAGCTTTATCAACCTGTTGGGAGTTTTCCATCAACGACTTGCCACCAAAACTCTCAATATTGCCGAGAGTACCGTGACCAAATACCATACTTAACGGAACTTTTTTGTCTTCAGTAGTTGCAAGCTCTTTGTTGTTGGCAATAGCATCTACAATAGTTAATTGTTTTTTATCATCATTATCTGACATTTTATCTAAATCTCCTGGCTCCATGTATCCAAATGACTAACGCGTACCGCTCACCATATTCAATAGGAGTCACCCTATGTGGCATATAACTTGGAAATAAACTTATTGCACCTTGATCTCTAGGCGCCATGATTTGCCCACCGTGATCAAATATTTCAAGATTGCATCCTTCATATTTATCTGGATCAGTCAGCTGGACGGTCAAAGAAATCTTACGGGTAGCTGATTCACCTTTACCAGCATCTACATGCCAATCATAATGCCCTGGTACATCATCGGTTGCGCTATAGTGAATCAATTGGAGTGAGTGTGTGATTCCTACTAAATCATAGTCAAAATGCTCGCTGTTAACTACGGAAACAATTGTAGCCACTTTTTCAAATATCCAACGATATTGACTTATGTTTTCTATAAGGAAAATATTAGCCGATCGTATGTCTCGTTTGATAGCACCGTCATCCCCACCGCCAACAGAGGCTGATGTCGGATACGCTTCTTGAAAATGTGATACTATTTTTTTACACTCATCTTTTGTAAACATCAAGGATGGTGCATTGTCAGGATTAATTGACGCGTATCCCGGCAATGTCTGATCTTTACTTGGAATTATCACTCCATCATATATTGGTTTTCTATACTCAACGTCTTGCAAACTATCTTGCATGGCGTTAGTGTTAACCTTTGTTTCAGCATTGGTGCCTAAATGGGGTCTCTTGTCAAGCGCATAGTCCTTATAAGGTCCGTTTGCATCGACGTAGTGAAGAAACACTTGTACATGCCAATTACCTTTAAACGGCTTACGCCAGTGACATATCTCACATCCCTTATATACGGCTATATCTCCTGGTTCCAAAGTTACAAATAATTCCTTTTCTTCGTCAAAGTAAATAGGCCAGTTAAACTTTGCATCATAACCGAGAGTCAGAGTTGCACTAATCTCACAAGATGGTCTATCTTTGTGCTTTTTTAGGATCTCTCCTGGGCGATATATTCTAGCATATGTGTATGTTGGTATTAGTTGTTTACCGACATGGTTACCTATTGGTTTAGCAAAGTCAGCAAGCAACTTATCAAACACTGGATCACCGTAAATAGCGTCTGATTGTGGGCATTGATTGTCTTTAGTCAGTTTGCCTTGCTTATGAAGGTCAAACATATGATTTGTAAGTTGCCTACACTTATCTTGATCCAGCGCCCTTTCTAAAACTACGTATTTGTTTTGTTCAAAGTATTGTTGGGTGCTCATTACTTTTCACCTATATTAAAACTAATAGATATCCTTTCACACTCGCTGTTGCTTGGCTCTACATAATGCTCTAACCAACTCGGAAACAAGATTAAAGCTAGCCTTTCTGGCTGGATTGGATAATCTCTATTACGAATTCTATGACCATGTGATCTTACTGCAGGGTTGCATAGAATCAATCGACCACTATCTTTAGGTACCTGTAAGTAAAATACACCTGATAAAATACCTTCGTGTATATGATGTGCATTATAACTGCGTTTTTCATTAACCATTGCCCACATCTCTAGAAACTTTAGATCAGCTGACGTGTAAGGTCTAACAACTTCTCTAGCAATATCTAACAGTGAGGAACTAAGCTCCTTAAAGATACCGTGCTCGTGTAGATTGCATTCGGAGTGCCACCCACCAAAGTTACTTTTAAGAAGTGATTGGTAATTTGCTTTTAAGTCCAATATGTAATCAACATAGTCCATTACTTGATAATGTTGATCGTTTAGTACATACCCCCATATGGGATTGTAAAAAACGTTATGCTGATTGGGATGCGTTGGGATAGAATCCATCATAAAACCACTTGTGCTCACTCAATACTTTGTTGTGGAAACTGTCAGACAGGTTACGGACTACAGGATTATTAGTAAGTTCGCGTCTGACTACATGGGAGGTCTTTTCTCTGAAGTATGCGTTATCATGCTCAAACAAATCAGACTGCTGTATTTTATTTAGGTCGTGATCAAACAACGGTAATTGTAAGAACTGATACATCTCACTAAGAGCCTGTACTGGTTCAGCTACAAGGTCCTCATATCTTACAAACTTAATTCTATCACTGTGACCGTTTTTCCACAGATGCATTAAGCGAGGCAATTCTTGATACAGTGAAATCGAGAAAGCATTCTCGGTATTAAAGTGATAATGATACTTCTCATCCTCACTCATACATCCGTAGCTTTTACCGTCATCACTATATGAGTGCAGAGCCTTGATCCCAAGATTTATCTTATCGAAGCTCTCTGTAACATCACGAATATCTCTGATTGTTACTATTAGTTTAGAATTGGGATACAGGTGATGTAATCTAGGCCAGCTACGGTTTTTCGAAACTACAACTGGCTTGTCAGTCAGTCCATCAAACCATCCTTGTGTAGCACCTTGAACCATGCCATACGTTGCGTTGTCTGCATCTTTTGCATTCATCGCTTGGAATGATTCTCTGTAACGAGATTTGGTTATCAAACTCTCAATAGTTTCAGTGAGAGCACAAGTACCGGTTGTGAAAATGGAGGGATTCTGCTGTAGTATGCTCATAAGCACCGTGCTCCCTGATCGCGGGAGCCCAGCACAAAAATGTATTGTTTTCATAATATAATCTCATGTTAAACTTGTTGTCCTGCTGCATCGCGTCTAGCCTGTGTCAACTCACCTACATCAGTGGCGCTAGCATCAGCTGCAAATGGGAACTTGTCGATTGTGTCGACATTGGGTGGAGCAGTACCACCTGATGTGTATCCACTTGCTGTTGATGATTGTCCTGCGACAGCGAATCTAGCCTGTGTCAATTCACCTACATCAGTGGCACTACCATCAGATGCAAATGGGAACTTGTCGATTGTGTTGACATTGCCTGTTGGACCCTGACCACCTGATCTGTATCCACTGGCTGATGATGATTGTCCTGCTACATAGTAGCTAGCCAGTGTCAACTCACCTACATCGGTAGCACTAGCATCAGCTGCAAATGGGAACTTGTCAATTGTGTCGACATCGGGTGGAGCAATACCACCTGATGTGTATCCACTGGCTGATGATGATTGTCCAGCTGCACCCAATCTAATCTGTGTCAATTCACCTACATCGGTAGCACTAGCATCAGCTGCAAATGGGAACTTGTCGATTGTGTCGACATAGCCTGGTGGGGCAAGACCACTTGATGTGTACCCACTTGCTGTTGATGATTGTCCTGCGACATAGCGTCTAGCCTGTGTCAATTCACCTACGTCAGTAGCATTGGCATCAACTGCAAATGGGAACTTGTCGATTGTGTCGACTTGGACTCCGGAAACATCACCACCTGATCTGTATCCACTTACTAATGATGATTGTCCTCCGGAACCGCGTCTAGCCTGTGTCAACTCACCTACATCAGTCGCACTGGCATCAGATGAAAATGGGAACTTGTCGATTGTGTCGACTCCGGCTGGAATACCACCACCTGATGAGTATCCAGAAACCGACCCTTGAGCTTGAGTTGGGGTGAGGCCACATCCATAAAAATCAAACCGTCCAGAAACGTAAATACCAGCAGGATCAACACAGATGGATTGTGACCCAAAATTTATACAATTTCCGCAAACCGTAATAGCCACGATTAACTCTCTAACTTATCGTTGAGTTCTTTAATAGCCTGTACTAGAACACCAACAAGCGCACCGTAATTGACACTCTTCATTCCCTCGCCATCTGTCACAACAACGTGTGGTATAACTTCTTCAACTTGCTGTGCAATTAAACCAGTGCTGTGCTCACCGTTCTTCTTCCAAGTAAAGTCAACACCGTTGAGTGACATAACCTTATCAAGTGCGTTTGAAATGGTCTCAACGTTCTCCTTAACGCGCTCGTCAGAAGTTGCTGTGAATATAGGTGCACTACACACACCGGTGCTTGGATTGAACGTAAACGCCCCGTTGTCAATACCAGCAAGAGCTTGTGTTCCTGAAGTTTCATTGGTAAATACAATGTTGTAGTTAACAGCATCAGACTTATCAGTAACGGTAGCACCTGCAGAAATACCAGTCAAAGCTGAACCATCACCAGCATAAGAGTTAGCTGATAATCGGCCTGTATGAGGATTAAAGGTAAAAAAAGAATTGACGTTAGCAGACACCATCGTACCACTGGCTATACCAGTAAATGGCACAAACAGCTCTCTGTTTAAAGATGTCTGACTTGCTACGGTTGAACCTGCATTAGTCAAATTACTTCCATCGCCACTAAACGATGCAGCAGTAACAGAACCCGAGGCAGTTATGTTTACAATATTGTTGGCGTTTCTACCATTATCAATGACAGTAGTACCCGATACTTTGATAGCCATCTTCGTCTCCTAGACTATTAGCTTTTATTGTATTTATGTTTATGAGAATTCAATCCAACCTGTCATTATGTATTTAATTCCTCTCAAAGGAGGATTGCCTCGGTGGGTGTGTGTGTAACTAGATGGAAAGATTACCAATCTACCCTCTTTAGGAGCTACTCGTTGGTTTTGGTAGAGAAACTCTGTCTCACCACCCTCTGGTACATCATTTAAGAATAACGTGTATGTACCTAGTCTTCTAGAATGTTCAATGCAGTCTTGCTCACAGTGCCATACGTGGTATCCTCCACCAGGCATAGTCTTTTGAACTTTGTAGGTAAAGATGGTGTGTTGCTTCATACTATTGATGGTATCAAATTCTTCACAATACGATTTATAACACACATCCCAAAATGCTTCGTTAAACTCTTTAAGATAAGAGCCGAGATGTTGCCAGGTAAAATCTATGTCCCAATAGTTTAACGGACTAAGACCAGTGGCTTCATCATCCTTTACATTTTTTGTAGCTTCTGTTCTATTCCAAGTTCGGTTGTTTTCACTGGCCCATTCAAAGTATTTGATAACACCTTGGCAGAACTCTGTAGAGACTGCATTGTCGTAGTAACGAATAAAAGTTTCGTTATAATCATGTGGTATTTCCATTAACTATCATCTCCAATCTGGACCTTCACACCAACCAACAAGACTGTATCTAGTACCTGACGTTACAGGAGTAACTTGGTGATTTACAAAAGACAAAAAGACACTGGTAGCACCTTTTGATCTTTGTACGTCAAATATCTGTCCACACGGAGCTAACTTAAGCACACCACCTTCGTAATCTTCGGGATCACTAAGTTGAGTTACAATCGATATTTTCCGTTGCTGTACTATTTCGGTATTATTAGCTTCTGGTGCATTTCGCATGTCCCAGTGCCAGCTGTAGTGATCACCAGTACCGTGATATGTTGTAAACTGTAGGGACTGTAGTGGCTCTACATCGACATTAAAGAGAAGTGTGTTAAGGCGATTTACTGCGCCATCGTATCTTTCAAAAATCCAATTTGTATTTTTATCTCTGTAGATAAAAGATACGTTGCTACTTCGAAGTTCAGGACCAGGCTCGACTTCAGCACCAGGAGTACCAACAATGCCTTTTGATGATTTTAACGATGTACCTATCTCTATTATTTTTTCAATTTCACTGTCACTAAAAAGATCAGCCCACGAACCTATAACGTCACGCTTAGATATAGAATGTATCATAATTTTTCATCATAAATTAACTACTCGAAATATAGCTGTTAGCTGCAACCTGAGATGCTAACTCTGAATTTTTTAACGACATGTACTTTTGCTTCTTCCATGTGGAAAGCGGTGCATACATTCTAGCCGAAGTTTTCAAATGCTCTATTAAAGGAATACTCTCTTCGTTATCGTAGTCGGGATGTCTTTCTACCGAATCTATTT